CTTTTTTCCCTTCTTGCCAACTCATTTCGCAATTCATCATCGCTTAGCTCTTCCAAAATATCATCGGCGTCTATATGGACTCTAACGTATGGCATCACTTCCTCCTCAGTTGAATCTTCTTCGCTTCCTTGTAACAGCTATCAAACGGTAGCTCTATGTCATGTCCTAGCGCCCTAAGCATAATATCATCCACCAACTGCTTCATCTCACTCAGTACCCCTTCAGGTGCTTGCATGCGTCCGTTAAGCCACTGCCTGACTGCATCGTTACTAACACCCAAATACTCAGCGGTTTCACTGCGGGTCATGCCAGAGAGGGCTTGTAGGTCGGGGAAGTTCATGAAGCTACGGGGATTTGGATGACTGTGTACTCGGATTTAGGGACTTCTACCCCACATACAGTAACGCTTGCTTTCTCAGCAGCTTCACGTTGTGAATTGTATAGCCTATCGCCATAATTCCAGTAACCATGATGCAGGTAGTAATTGCGCCACTTTCCTTCATGCTTAACCTCATGCTCACGGAATTGCGCCTCTAAAGATGGGTGACGGGTGGTGATGGGGTGCATGGTTAGGCTCCTGCTTTAATAATTACACGATGCCCCAAACGCTGCTCTATTTGGCTCATGCTTAATTCTTGTGGGGTTTTCTCAAACAAGTATTTTTTAATCCATTCAAGCCTGACCTGTTGGCCGTTTAATTGGCTATTAAGTTCACGGATATATTTTTCACAACTTTCTTGCGATTGCTTCAGTTGCTCTACTGTTTGATGCTTAAGGTCTGACATTTGGTTCTCCACCAGTTAACAGCTAGGATAATTCCTGTGCCTGATTAAGTTATAGAAGGGTTGGGGGTGTGTCAACTACTTATTTATCCATAGTGGACATGAGCCGTAAATTGCATCTTGCAAGTCACCCTTCAGCTTACTTAAGCCCTCCAAGTTTAATCGGCTCAAGCCAGAACCCCCGCCAGCATGATAGCCATCAATCCAGCATAGAATATCTGCCAATGCTTCGTGGTATATTTTTAGTTCTTCCATCACTTCCTCCATACTACTGTTGATAAACGTGGGGGTGGTTAGGCTGCTTTGTTGATTCCCCACGCAACACAGCCAAAACGAATATCCTTATCAAAATCATCCGTTCCGACAATGGCGAAGTCACCGCCAAAGCTTTCGAGCTTGAATCCTTGCGGCAAGAATGGAACCATCCAAATCGGCAGCAAGAACAAATCGCTTTCATCTTCCCACTTGGCACACCCAAGAATCTCTAGCTCTTCTCTGGTAAAATCATGCGGGTTAATTTCGTACTTTTCGGATTGCCGTTTGAACAAATCCTTGGTTTCTGAAAGGCAGAAATCTGCGCTCCAGCTATATTGGTTGAATGTAGCAAGCTTATTGGCCATTTGAACCAAGAGGCCGCGACAGTTCGCAAAACTCAACTTATCAGCCATCACTTCTCTCCTCTAGTTAATCGTTCCACTTGGTGTCTGGGTTAAAAAGGTGCGTCCCCTTTTTTCCAGTCAAGCGAATCCGTTTTAGTCACATCTTCAGCCTCAACTTCGGCCTTCAGATATTCCTTGATGTCGTTCTTATCAGCGTAGAACGTGCCATCATCTTTTTGCTGGCCTTTAGATAAGCCAAGCTTGCACTTGCCAGTTTTGCCAACCAAGTCATCAGCCTCAACCAATCCCGCTTCATAGCGTTCTGGCGCGATGCGTTTCAGCTTATATTCATTCCACTCGCCAATATAATCCGTCAGGTCTTTTTGCTTACCCTCAGAGTTGAACACGCGAACGTCTGCAACAATCATTTCATTGCCTTTGCTGCTTGTCGCATCTTTTGCACTCAGGATTTCATAATCGCAAATCGTGCCAACAGGCCACGGCTCCCATTGCGCTTTGCGCTCGGCTTCGATTGCTTCAAGCTCTTGCTCACTTTTGGGTGTTACTCGTACCATTGTAGTTCTCCTTGATTTGTCCTCTCTCAAAGGCTTCGGACGATGCCTATTAAAAAATTATTTAGGTAGCTTCGCTTCCAGTGTTTCAATCACATACGCCATGCGGTCAGTTGGCATATCCTCGTAGCGCGTGACCTCTGCCCATCCGAGGTGCTTATCCTTATCCTCTAGCGAGGTTTTCAGCGTGTCGTTAAGCGCGGTCAGGCGCGCAAGTTGCTCCTTGGTTGCCAGCACTACTGGTTGATGCTCACGTTCAATAACATCCTGACCCCAGCGTTTGGCAAACTCGGCGTATGACCATTCAAACGAAGTCCCTTCAGGGAAAGCCGCAATCCGTGACTTGATAATGAATGCCTTGCGCGTGCCACCAAGTTTACGGATATGCAGCACCAAGTCCAGTTCGTACTGCCACTTATCCCAAACATCTGGCTTCACGCCTTTTTGCTCACCGTCTGCCCAATTAGGCGCTTCGTGTGCCAGCAACAAAACCGTCATGTCAATGCTGGAAATAAGCCCCGCCAACTCACGTGACTTCGCCACGGCTGGCTTCTTGCTTGCTCCAAACTCATCTTTCTTGCCAGCCTTACGGATGCGCTCCTGCTCGTTAGCAATCTCAGTATTGAACAGTTTTGTCTTGCTGTCGATGACCAGCGTTTTGTAATCATGTTTTTCACTACGCAAGGCGCGCACTTGGTCGATGACTTCCTCGAAATTCTGCGAACCATCTTCAGTGCCAAAATAGATACCGCCAGATTTATCTAGCTTCTCTTGGTACTCCTTGTTGGTAGCGCCGCGCTCGGAATCAATGTAAAAAGGTTTAGGGAAATCCAAAGCGCCAAACGTTTTGCCCGCTCCAGCCTCACCGTAAATTAACACCGCTGGCTTCTTGGGTGAAGTCGCTTTTGGTTTGCGTCCTTTTAATTTACTCATTGCCTTTTACTCCAAAATGTTTCAAGATGCGCCTTGTGACCTTACCAAAACCACAATCCCTGTCTACTCAGGGAACTCTCTGAATACGTCAGAGCGGCGGCTTAAACGAACCATAAGCTAGCGGGGTTACAATGTCAATTAAGAAACACACAAAGAATCCAAAAAAATTCTACAACGCCACGCAAGCCGCAGAATATCTAGGCATTTCGCGGCAATTCTTTTATGTGATTAAGCGTAAATATCAGCTCGAACCCGCGCATCGCGACCAAGCCATACCCATGTTTGCTGCATTGGATTTAATGCGTATCAAGGCGCTACGTGATGAATAAGCAATTATCGCCTAAACGTGGCAACTTAGAAGCCCGCCTGCAAATTGCTGTTATCAATTATATCCGCATGGCGTTCCCAGATGTGCTGTGCTTTGCAGTGCCGAATGGTGGTGCGCGTAAAAAAAATTCTGAGGGCGTTCCAATTGAAGCAATTATGCTTAAAAAAATGGGTGTACTTGCTGGCGTGTCTGACTTACTCCTATTTTGGAATGGTGGCTATGGCGCGATTGAACTTAAGCGTCCAGACAAAACCGCCTATATGTCACCAGCGCAAATTGAGTTTGCGGAACAATGGGCGCAGCGAGGCGGCAGATTCGCGCTGTGCAATTCGCTTGACGGTGTGGAGGCCGCGCTTAAAAAGTGGGGATTGGCCACACGCTACCATACGCCGCCTATGGAAAAGTCGGGGCGGAATATGTTGCAGCAGATTGTAGCGCATGAGCTTTATCGCAAGGATTGATTTGCTTTATCAGCACCGAATAAATCCCGTGATGCGTGCCACTTAAATCACTGGCCAGCACCCACCCATTGGGGATAGGTTTAGATGCTGGCCAGTAGTGATAGGTGGTTAGCATATCAACTTAGATTGCTTATCATTGGCAAGTGCTTCAATATTTTTCACCGCTTGCTTGAAATAGCTAGGCTTTAATTCGATGCCTAGACCCTTGCGGCCTAATTCAACTGCACCATAAACCTCGCTGCCGATGCCTAAAAATGGCGTGAATACCACATCATTAGGATTACTCCATAAATGTATGCAGCGCTCAATCACATCAAGCTGTAACGGGCTGATATGTTGCTCGTCTTTCTCGTCGCGTCCACCACGATATTGCAGGGTGCGGCTCTGGCTAATATCCGTCCATACTGGTGAAGCATAACGCTGCCATACTTCAATGCTATGCCACTTCTCGGCTTCCTCGCGGGTTTGCCTGCCGAGGCGTGACTCGATAGGCTCAGGCGCATTGCCTTCGCCGACATAATACTCAAATAGCCCGCTCACAGGCTCGTCATTCACCCCATCCTTGCGGAATGTGAGAATGTAGTCAGCAAGCCCTTGGCCGCTAACGCATCCATCCTTAGTGACTTGTTTGTGAAGCAACCGAATTGACTTGGTGCGTTGCTGCGCTACTACGGGGTCTTTCCATATGCAAACCTCGCTAGAATAGCGCCACCCTTCAGCCTGAAATGCGCGCACCACTTCGCCGCGAAAATCCCGCATACCAATAAACCCGTCGCGCGTTTTGCTGGTAGGTAGCTGCATTACATGCACACTTGCCAACCGCCCCGCTTTAGTAATGCGCAACAATTCACGGATGATAAATTGGTAATGTTTCCAAAACGATTCGCCGCTGTTGTTGCTCACGTCGCGGTCTGAATTAGAAAATTTATATAAGCCCTCGAATGGTGGGCTATGCAACGAATAACCTACGCTATCGGATGGAATAGCGGGCATAAGTTCGCAGCTATCGCCCTCATAGATTGCGTATTGTTCGGTTACTTTTTGATTAATTGCCTTTATAGCCATGATGGTATCTCCATTTGTTCGGTTGGTAAATAGGATGCAGTTTCACGCACTGCGCCGCGTATGCTTGCCGATGACAAGTCAGCCATATGCTTAATCATTTGATTAGCCATATGCTCCGCTTGTTCTTCTTTTCTCTTGATGTTGCTCACGACTGCCCCTTCAAGTTCGGATGCAATAAAATGGGCGTAGACTTCGTTCTTTTGCCCAAAGCGCCAAAATCGCCGCACTGCTTGATATATTTGCTCGAAGCTATCATTAAGCCCTACGAATACCGTATTATGGCAGTGTTGCCAGTTAAGGCCGAATCCAGTAAGCGAGGGTTTGCTAACCAGTACACGGATATTGCCTTTTGCAAAATCATGCAAAATCTGCAATTTTTTCTCCTCGGTCTGACTACCAACAATCTCCACAGCGCCATCAATCGCTGCAACCAGCTGTGCTGATTCGTCATTAAGGTTACACCACACTACGAAACATTCCTTGCTACTATTAGCAATCTCTGCCGCCTTGGCTACGCGTTCGGTAATGGTTGCGCGGCGGGCTTTTAAGCGTTCGGCCAGTCCTTGCGCTTCCATAGGGAATAGCATGCCCGTTTCCATATTAGGCGCGTATGGTGCTTTTACGGTGTGCTGAATCTGGTGCAGCGTAGGCAATACATGTTTGCTTCCATCATAGCCCAAGTCGGATGGACTGCGCAGCATAACCGCCCACGAACTCATCCACTTCCAAAACTCTGATTCTGCGTGACCCTTTAAACGCCAGTCTTGCGTTTTCGCCGCGTCATGCACAAAAAACGTCGAAAGCATATCGGTATAAGACATGATGCTGCAAAATTCAGAATGGTTGCCTAGTTCCATGTAATCGTTAGGGCTAGGCGTTGCGGTTGCAGCTAGACGGTATGGCACTTTTGCACACTCCTTAATCAGGCGATTTCGATAGTGGCCTGATTCGTTTTTCAATATGCTTGATTCATCTAGCACCACCCCGCCAAACTGTGACAAGTCGAAATGGTCTAGTTTTTGGTAATTGGTGATGATGATAGGCTTGTTGCTTTCGCCTTGTGTGGCAACGTGCGCGGCATCAATGCCGAACTTCTCCGCCTCATCTTTCATTTGTGACGCAACGGCAAGCGGTGTAAATATAATGGTGCGCTCGCCAGTAGCCTCGTAAAGCGCATTAGCCCATGATAGCTCCATGAGTGACTTGCCAAGGCCAGTGCCAGCGAACAATGCCGCCCTGCCACGTCTGCACGCCCATGAAACAATATCATGCTGGTAGTCGAATAGATTGGAATTAAGCGCAGGCAATTCAGTCAAGCCAGTCAATGGCGGGATGATTGCTTTTGCTTTTAGAAATTGTGCGTAGTCACTCATATCTTCTCTCCCATAATTTTCCCCATTTCTATTACTACATCCGTTGCCCTTAGCGCATTGTCAGCTTTGAGCGACGCCTCACGCACTTCCGCCATGTTCAAGTGTGTCCGTTGGCTGGCGTTAGTTACGAACTCGCGCAAATCATAAATCTCATCCAACACCAGCAACATGAATTCACGCACCATTTTCTGGCTAATGGTGGTTGATGTGTCGATGCGCCTATACATCGCGCGCATTGCGTCCTCGCGGTCAAGTGATGCCCTAACCGCTAATCTTTCTGGTGTTTCCATGACCGTTTCCCTTCGCTATCTCGTGTTTCCTTAAATCCCATGCGTTGCAGCACATCCTTAACGCGCTTGCGTGTGAAGTTGTCGCGCTGGTTATTGCTAATTTCTAACCACCCAAAAACATCATCAATCACCAAATCATTATAGCCACGCGCTGACACTTCTTTATAAATGAGGTCGCTCCATGCATCCCGAATCACGCGCGATTCTTGTTGCTCCTTGAACATCTCGACTTCATCTGGAAGCACCCATGTTTCAAACCCATGCTTGTATAAATGCACCGCCTCCGCCCATAATTGCTCGCGGTCACGCTTAAGCGCCTCGATATCAATCTTATGGCACTCCACAGGCCAATAGCGGCGATGCCCCGATTCATCTGGCGGCAGGTATTCCTTCTCGTTTGTAGAACCGCTTAAAACAAAATAGCGAGGGCGCTCTAACGTGGTTCGGGCGTATGGCGTGCGGTAGACATCAACCTCGCGTGTGATAAACGCCTTAATCTCCTCGTTGACCGCTTTCTTGAAGCTGGCCATTTCGGCCATCTCAATAATAATTTTGCCCTGAATCTTCATGAGCGTGTCAGTATCGTTAAATTTAATCCCGCCATCATAGAAAAAGGAATGGTCGCCAAACGTGGCTAATTCACGCAAGGCGCTAGACTTGCCTAACCCTTGGTTGCCTTCTAGAATCATCATGTGGTCAAACTTAGAGCCAGCCTGAAATGCCCGCATTGCCACCGCTACTAGCCATTTCTTGCCAACTGCCGTTAGGTATTTTTCGGGTTGGTTTTTAGCTCCCATGTAGGTTTCAAGCCAAAATGCCAGCCGTGGCACCCTATCCCATTGCAGCTTCTCAAAATACTCTTTGGCTGGGTTGGTGTGGTTGTCCCTTGCAATGCTGCTAAGGCAATCAAAAGCAATCCCCTTGCTGATTTTTACCCCTTGCAGCTCCAGCCATATCATCGCTTGGTGCGCGTCATTATCGTCTATTTTCTTAACGCGGAACTCATCTTTTTTCATCCACGGCAGGGGGGCAACTACTAAGCACCTATCCGAAAATTCATCATAAACGAAGCACCCCGCAATTTCGGGATGATACTTTAAGAGGATGTTTGCATTATAAGGAGATTTTTTATCAATAGACCCCCATTTTGTCTTACCGTTGCCCTCCAGCAGGTATTTCGTCCAATCCATTTTCTTAGTGGTGACGCGGCTCATTGCTTACCTGCCATAAACAGGATGATTCCCGCTACAGGTTCGGGAACTGGCTTCGCGCCGTTCGCCCACCGTTTGATTGAGCGTGTGCTGATATTTAAGCGTTTGTGCAGGTCATAGACCCAATCTTCGCCTAAAAGCGCATAGCATAATTGTGTGAATTCTTCAGCGGTCATCAAGCCAGCTCTATATAAAATCAACAGCCATAAGCGACTGTTGACATAAGAATTACATAAGTTCGGAGGTAAGGCAAGAAAAAAATCTTCCAGAGGGCAACCAGAGGGCAAACCAGAAGATTAGACTACTATTACTATTATTTATTATATGGTTAGCTTGCCCTCTGGTAAAAACGGGCAACTTTACTCGTGTGAACGCTGTAAAAAAGTTTGAAAGTTTGCTTGTTCTTCTGGTTGCTCGATGCAACCCATTGATGTTAAAAATTATTGCTTTTATATTTCATATGGTTGCAGAAACCAGAGGAGAGTCTGGTTATCTTCTGGTTTTTTTATATTTACACCCCCATAAACATCCCGTATATATACACCAACGCAACTGAAGGAGATGAGAAGATGGCGCATGAGCTGCTTAAGGATTTGGCCAAGGCAAAGATGGTATTCCAGCAACGGGCTATTATGGCGGTGATTAACCCTGTTACCGTTGGTATGATGGAGGAGGGCGATATTTGTTGCATCTGTGAGCGCGAACTTAACGAAACCTATGGTCGCCCCTTGGCCTGTGAAGATTGCGGCGGGGATGGGGTGTTAGATAATGAGGGGAAGTTATGAGCATGATTGGTTGTGAAGCGTGTGGGCATCTGATTGACTCAGATGATGACCCAGACTGCTTTGTTGAGGTGCCTTGGCTTAACTTGGCTGACAAGGTATGGTGTGAGGGTTGCCGTGAGAATGAATGGGATAAGCACGAGAGAAGTCAACAGGAACCAACACTAGCCCGTGGAGAAGCGTGATGGGAACCCCTAAGCGTAAAGCAGGACGCAAACCCTCCCCCTTTGGCCGTTCCATCCGTGTCTACGTCCCCATCCTGCTTAGGGAGGAGTTCAGGGCGTGGTTGAGGGAGAGGATTGGGCTTGACAAACCCATCCCGCCCAAGGTAGATTAGCTTAATCAGAGAGGGTACAACCATGAATCTTGATGCACTACTGGCGCGGCTGGAGGCAAGAAACCCAAAGCCTGAGGCCACTGATATGGAATTGAGCGAGATTTGTCTTAAGATGATGATTGCCGAAGTAAAGAATCTGCGCGCTGAATTGTTAGAGTCGCAACAGCTAGTGGATGAGCTTATTGACATGGTGGAAAACAAGTCCGTCATTGTCGATATGGAAGCGGCTGAAGCGTACATTGAAAAATATAAACATACAGTGAGGCACTAGATGCCAACCTACCGCACGTCCATTTTAGTGACCGTGGAAACGAAAGAGCCAGTCAAGGCTAGGGCTGTTGCCAAACTAGCCCGATTAAAGCTCAGTGGGCAAGAAATCTACTCAGGCAGCGATAAGAACCGTAAGGCAGTTAGGGTTAGTAAAGTAACCGTATCCCATGTGGGTGAGAAGTAATTAACATCAAAAGATTGTGATTTGAACTTTGGCCAATCCTAACCCACAGACAAAAGG